CGCCAATATATCCATGTATATGAAAAACATTTGGAATATTATAGACTTTTTCAAGAGTTGGCGTATAATTAAAAGACAAAAAGAGAGCATCTTTTTCAAAATGCATATTTTTCTGTTCTATCTCGGTTTCAGATATATCATTAATCCAATTCCAGAACGATTCTCTTATTTCAGAATGCATTTTCTCTGACTCTTCTATAATCTCGTCTTCTACTCCATTAAAATCACTCCAACTTGGATTTTCTTGATCCTCCAATCCCTCTGAAACGTTATCATGGTCACTGTAAAATTGCTTTGCATCAAAACTTGCAAGATTGTTTTCGAAATCGCACCACCAATACTTGTCATCCTCTATATCTTGTTTTTCTTTTAAAATAAAATACAGATATAGGAAATTTTCAACATTTGGGGTGTTCTCCTTTGCATATTTATGATATTCACCATAAGAAGATTTTAAGCCATGCCGTTGATCAAAGCCATTCCCGATTACATATAATGTACTATTTTTCATAATCATGCCTTTTAGATTATGACACAAAGATAACACATCATTAGTCATTAAGACTTCATTATCACATCAAATTCATAAAACTTATAAAAAAGCCCCGACTACACTTAGTCGAGGCTCATTCTTTTTGGAGTATATAACGTATTGTCTCCCGTTCTCGAAAACTAGCAACTTTTCCGTAGAGAGATGATACAACAGACATCCACGTCTGTATACAAATATACTATTATTTTTTATTTGAATACTATTCTGCCAATTATTAGAGAAAATAAAGGCTAACGGCTCTAGCATTTAACAAAGAGCATAAATGAGGTAGCCCTCATTAAGCTTTCCCTTTCAATAGTTTCAAATGAATATTAATCTAAAACTCAAAATACAATTGCTTATTTAGCATTTTTGATGACATATATGACCAAATACTATAATCTATACAGCGGCGTGATATACCCAGAAAATCTGCCGCATACTCAACAATAGCTTTTACTTCCTGATAATTATTGTTATCAATACCAGCCTCTTTGACAAATGAAAAAATATGACGATCCACAGCTACCGTATCAACATTCATTAATTTCAATAAATAATCAAAAGTCTTATCACCTATCCCTTTGATTTTTTTGAAAGATGCAATATGGTTAATGTCATGTAAAAAACATTTTAAATCATGGGCAGTTTGAATACCATTATTAAGACAAAAATCAAGCAAATCATACATTCGTTGTAATTTGACAGGATGGTTCCAACACAAAACATTTTCTATACCATGTTTACGTAGGGTTACATAGAAACGAGATACAGTATACGCCTGTGGATAATTCTCCAAAACAAAGATTACACGTGGGTGTACGACCGTACCATAATTTACACCAGCCTGTAAAATAATGTCGGTAAATAACGCCCCTATGTGATTATTATAAGGACATGGGCTTGGGTCGCAAACCTCAAATTCAGAACCTGTCAATATATATTCAGCAAGTTTCTGTGCATTGAAAGCCATACCACTACTCATAACTCAATATTTCTTTTTCTATCTGTTTCAAAGCGTTTAACCTATCCACACAATTAGGACAAGCTCCACAAGGAATATCAGGAGATGCCTGACAGGAAAAAGTCTTACCTATTGGGGCTTGAAGCTCTATCCCCAATCTTGCAACCTCGTACTTTGACATATCACGAAATGGCATCTTTATCTTAACCGATCCATACTCTGAAAGTAAGCCTTCCAATTTATCAAAAAACGCAGAAGAGCAATCTATTTCTTTAGCATGATTACTATTAATAAATGCAGAATAAACATAAGACTCTCCGATCGTCTGCGCATAAGATGCTGCAATTGTAAGAAGTAATACATTACGATAAGGAATATATAAATCTTCTGCTTTTATATTATCCTCCCACAAATTAGCAGGAATAATAAAGCGAGATTTCGAGTGTTTATATATTGATGATACATTTATAACCTCTATTTTATCGCGATATGAATCAGGTATTACAGACAAAAGAGTTGCATACTCTTTTTTTGCACAATGTTGTCCATAATCAATAAAAAGCGGAATAAATTCCACCTTTTGATGTACAAATAAATACATTAATGTGGTAGAATCCATTCCACCAGATACTAATATTATACCTTTTTTAATTTCCATAGTCTAATTGTTTAGAATATTGATTAAAGACCTCAGATATCACGACATCAAGATCATGGCTTACAAGAGTAGGTAATTCAGTAAGCATACAATTGTTTGCACGTTGATAAGGGTCATAAACGATTACTGGTAGTTGACGTTGAGCAGCTAAACCTATTTCAATATAAGTACCAGGATCATCGTATATGATTACAGCAATAAGAATATTACATTCATCAAGAAGGCTCATATCTTTACTGAACAATTGGATTCTTTCTTCTTTCTTTGCACCGTTACTCATTTGACCGTTCTCCACTATGGGACGCCGAGGTTTAAAATTATGATATTCTAGACTATTACATAGAATATCGATAGGACCTCTATCAACAAAATCAAAATCTGGAGCGGCTATATATATATTACAATCAATTCGTTCCTCCCATGGTACCAAGCATCCTCCCAACAATTTTAAATCAGCGATAGAAATTGATAAAGTTCGCAGAACATTTTGCTTAAAATTTTCAGTAAAAGTCGTTGATGCATAATCGGATGCTATCCATGATGAACGATATAGAGCATCTTCAAAAGGTTCATCACTCAAGGACATTACAACCGCATCATAAACATCACCAACACCTACTGAGTGAGTTATTGATTTAGTTTGGGAAGGTATGCTATACTTTTCTTGTTTTAAGCAATCAAATGCACGACTTCCCCCGCGATTTTCCTTTAACACAATCCTATTTGCATATGCAGATAGATGCCCTATAAAATCGTCAAAAGAAGAATAATACTGTTTAAATAAGTCTGAAGATGTTGAAAGAAATAATGTATCAAACTTTCGTTCTAATTTCAAGTCCTCATAAGATTTTACATTATTAGCTATATCACTGTATATTTTACAACTATCACTAATATAAGGAATTAAAAGAGATAAATCATAATTTCCTGAAATTACAAGAATTTGTGAATACCCAGAAAGTCTAATAAGACTATTCTTATCATAATCAATATCTGCATTATTATCTCCTAATAGAAAGTCATACTGTTGGTCACCTATTTCTTTGGCCTCCCCTATAAGAATAGTGTATGGCAAATTTTTCACATCACCCAATTTGAAAATTTGATAACATCCCACTTTTTGGAGATACTTTCTTATATGAACGTCAAGATATGATGGAGAGAAAAAGGCTACATCATATTCTACGCCCATGGCCCAAAGAGCACGAGCAGCATGTACTATTCCTCCTAAACGCATTTTTAGTGGATTAAACTCTGTTTTGAGAGTAACGTCTACAAGGATGTCGCCTATTAAACATATTTTACTCATTTTTTTAATGGAGTTATTGCTATAGAAACTGTTTTTATAGGAGATGTGAGTACAGCGTTAACAATTCCCTCATAAGTATAATTGTCTGCAATACAAGCTCGGAGATAATTATATTTTGTTGGAAGATAACCTATAATTAATCCCTCCTCATCTTTTGCTACCATACGTTTATCAAAAACAACAAAAACGACTGTATATTCTGGAGGTAATACGCCATATTTTAAATAATATTCACATGTTTCTACATCTTCAAGAAAATCAGAAAAAGCAATAGAACATTGATCTATTTTATCAAATCCACCAGTTATTCCTTTTTCAGCCTTATTATATTCTTTATAATCACTAAAATTTCCAGATCCAGTACTTCCCATAATATTTTGATTTTAAATTATACCGTACAAATATTACACTATTCCGACATATATTCTCAATATTCATGGAAAATTATAACAACAATTAACATCTGGGGATAAAAGTACATTCAAGTAACTACTCAAACATATAATTGAAACATGTAACTAAAATTGAGTATGAATAGTTATATAGTATTTTTTCATTAAACATTTACTATTGTATTACCACTGCCACAAATTATAACTCACCCCAACCCCAACATAAAGACCGTTAGGATAGCTATACCCAGCCTGCAACCCTAATCCCCATCTTTTGCGCTTTGCTGGAAACAGTACTGGTTTTCTAATTTCCCGTGTCCGACTATAAATTTCAATACTATCCAACTTTGCATCATAGCCAGACACCCATGCCCGGTATAGGTTATCTTCGTATATCTTCTGGGTAATAGGAATAACGGCCTCTGCCGAATCAAGGATACAGGTATCTTGTTTAACCTCGCAAGAATCTTTCTTTATTGGCAACTTAACTGTTTTATATCTCTTGATTACACTATCCCTAGGTACAGGGTAATAGAAAGGAATAGTTTCGACGTATTCGGTTGTATCCGGATGTGGTAGTCCCGACAGTTCTTGTTGGCGGTTCCATAAAAACAGAACCGCCAAGGCTAACAACACAATCAAAATCCATGGTAGCACTTTCATGGCCAGATCACTGTATTACGCAAGAAATTAGAAAATTCACTCCTGACATCAAAGCAGGGACAAGCCTTAATGTATTCTCCAGGCTCTACCTCACCGCTTCCGTCCAGATCGGGCGAAGTGTCACGATGTCCGAGAACCTCGACAATATCATACTCCTTACATAACTTTGCCACCAATTGCCGCAAACTAGCTTTTTGAGCCGGAGTACGTGTATCAGCAGGCTTTCCAGTTGCATCTAAACCTCCGATATAACAGATACCAATGCTGTGTTTATTATACGAAGACTCTGAAAAGCCTTTGGTATTACAATGCGCCCCGTCAATGCTTAACGGTCGCCCATTCTCTACCATTCCGTCCAAGTCAATGACGAAGTTATAACCGATCTGATTGAATCCTCTTTGCCTGTGCATCCGGTCAATATCTTTAGCCCTCAAGTCTTGTCCGGCACGTGTAGCCGAGCAGTGGATAATAATTGCATCAATAGTTTTCATTTCTCTTCCTCCCATTTTAATTAATAATCACTTGGCGGCTGCCGGTTAGCGCATCCGCGAACATCACACTTCTTTAATTCAGCCTCTTTGAGCCGGAGTTCCAGTTCATGCTTTTGCCGTATCAATTCAAGTTGATCGGAGCGCAGCTTGTTATTTTCAGAATACAGGAAATCTACTTTGGTATCCCTTACACCCATTCTCTTCTCCTGATTGTCAATCTGTGTTGATTGGGCAGTGATTATACTCAAAAGGTTCTGTATCTCCATGCTGTCAGCTCCGGCATCCTCTTTACGAGCGTTCGTCTTTCGATTCACCCAAAATGTAACAAACCAAGTTATAGTAGAAGTGCCACCTACAGCCCCTAACATCGTTAACCATTCATTTAAACTCATTTTATTTCTCTATCTAAATATTAATACTACCTTTGTACTACACACAAATAAAATATTGTACTTTTATTGTTTGTTTTGTTTGTGTAAAAAGGTCGTTAACTCGTGACGAGCAGAGCGGCCTTTGTTAGACCCGCAGCAAATTCCCTCCACTGCTGCATCTTATCAAAATACATTCTCTTCTCTTCGCTTTCATCCTTATTCAGCATTATGGCAATCTGGTCATCATAACTGTATCTGGACTTGATGATAGTTGATTTAATCCCTTCGTAGGAAAGGCCGGAGACATTCTTCATGAACATCCCCTTATTCCAGCTTATCATATTGCCGTTAACCTTGACTTCAAGAGGCATATCCATCGACACCTCTTCATAGTCATCCGGATTACCCTTAATGGATAACGCAACTATATTTCTTTCCTTGTGTTTGAGATACTTATAAGCATCTGCATACACCGTATTTCCTTTTACATACATATTATAAAGTATAACTGATTGTGAAATTACATTTATCTTCCGCCTGCAACGGGTCTAACCATTGCCCCTCATCATAGCCGGTTGCACCTTCAGGAACATAGAGGATATTGGTTCCAGGAGGATTAGATACACCGATATAGGTATCAGTAGATTGTCCAAAAACAGATGCGCCTAATGCAGGAGCAACGTTTGAGTGGATGGTTATTTTTTCTAATTTAACGCAACCGTTAAACGCAGATGCGTCGATAGATAGAATTTCACTTAAATCTATTTTTTCAAGTTTTGCTTTCTCAAAAGCATAAGTATTAATAGTTCTAATAATAGAAGGTATAGTATATTCTAGCTCTTCTTTTGTAGGTAAATACTTTAATAATGTATTTTGAGAAAACATAACTCCATCCTCCACCTTAAACATGTCATTTTTTGCAGAGATTGTTATTCCCTGTAATTCGGGGCAATTTCGAAGCACTGCGCCATTAATCGAAGATACATTCTCTCCTATATAAATACTTTTTAATTTTGAACAATTGCCAAAAGCGGTTCCATGTAAAGTTGCAAGATATTCTGGTAATACTACATTTTCAAGTCCAGTATTTGAAAATGCACTGATGCCGATAGACTCCAAATTAGCAGGGAAATTTATATTGCTTAGTTTTTTACATTCTTGGAAAAGATTATTAGCGATCGCAGTAACCAATACCGGAATGTTCGCTTTTTCAAGAACACTACATAATGCAAATGCGCTGGACCCAATAGTAGTAACTCCCTCTGGTATAACTATTTCTTTTAATTTAAGGCAATTAAAAAATGCGCTGCTGCCAATAGATTTAACAGTGTCCGGTAAAAGGATAGATTCCAGAAGAGTGCAGTAGTTAAACGCATCCTTGGGTATTTCGGTTATCCCAGTAAAATACTGAAATTCACCGAAACTTTTCATTCTGCTATTTTTAAACGCAGTACCTATAGTACCAACACTTGCCGCTTCGATTTCAGTCATGAAACTTTCATTTGCTGCCCAACCATTGTAACGGCAAATAGTGAAGACTTCCGGGTTACTTGTAGCCGTCATGATAACTCCAGGAATCAGTAAATGAATATCCTTCGTTACATTTAAGAAATTATTATTATCCCATTCCCTTATCATTTTTGCTTTTATATTGAATGTAATCAAGTCTACCGGAACAGACTTGACAGTGACAGTACATAACCTGCCAATACCTTCTTTCAATTCAACATATCCCGAATCAACAGCTTCACCAGATACCTCCCACTCAATTCTATAATGCCCGTTTTCATTCACCGGAGTAGTTTCAAGAGTATATGTATAATTACCAATGCCATTCAGAGAGGTGTTGCCCAATAAGTTACCAGACGTAGGGTATATTCTGGGACGAACAAGCACCTTTAATTCTTTCGATACATTTGCCCCCTGCGTTGGGAAATGTCTGGCTTTGACATATAATGTTGTTGAGTTAGTAAAAGATGTTTCATTTGACGCTAAATAACCGGTATTCTTATCAATAGTAACATTGCTTAAAGTCTGGGATTCTGCACCTCCGGGTGAAGACGTAAGATAATATTCTACTCTTCCCACATGTTCAGAAAATACAGATGCCTTGTATTCGGCAGAATCACCACGATAGACTTCTGTGGGGCCTGTGAGAAATATTCCATCCGGAGCACTAATGTATAACTCATTATCCGGATTGGTAACATCATTCCCGAATATGGATAACAATTCGGTCAGCTGGCTTTCATTTACCTCATTCAACCTGATCCTGCCCTTCAGCGTCAGATTACCGCCATTCTTCCGGATGGCAGCCAATTTCAGCAGGTCCCCAACATTGACGCCCGTCCAGTTGACACCCTCGATTCTAACGCTGCACAAGGAATCCTCGGTATCACGAATATTATTCCAGGTGAATATAAAGGATTTGCTGTCAAACTTCGAGCAGTTTCTAATAAGAATGCTGTTCAGGCTTCTTCCGCCCGCGGATACTTTAAGCCCGGAAGTCAGATACTCCAGACTGTCAAGCTGCAAAGTCTGCAAGGATGCCGGGAGCTCCAGTGTGGAGATTAACGAGTCAGACAATGAAAGACCCGTCAAGCCGGATTCAAAAGCCTTGAACGTACGCAAATAGATATGATCCGACAATTCAATACCCGTTATACCCTTGTAACCGGAAATATCGAGGTATTCCAGTTGCCTTGCACTGGAAAGACCGGAAATCACAGACAAGGACGTATTACGTCTCGTGTCACCCGCCGTATCAACACCGAGAACCAGTTTCTTCAACTTGGTGCCCGTTTCCTGACCGTACACCCCCGCTATGTTCACGGTAGACAGGTAAGGGATGAAGTTATGCAGGTCCAGTTCCTGAACATTGGGAGCGGAATAGATGCGTACCGGGTCACCCACATTGATTACCTGCCTGGAAGTAAACGTGGTGCTTTCACCCGGATTCAGGTGAATACCCGTCTCTACGGCTACATTGTTAATACCATAGCCGTAATACAGCTTGTTACCGGACGTAACGCTGAACGTCAGCCCCGCAGGAGCGTTCGCAGCCTTGAACTCTATGGATTTTGCCTTGTACGCCCCGGAAACGAACTTGCTGTCATACAGGTCGAACCGTCTGCCCAGCCACCATTTACGGTGTGAGGAACGTGAACCCTGCAACATGAAAAGGTTATTGATGCCCGAATCCGTGTACGGACCGATGTATTTATACTGCGCATCCTGATTGTAGATACGTTCACACCACTTGGACGCCTGCTTGTTGTCGAACATGTCAACCGTCTTTTCATAAGTCAGCCCGGCAATGTACAAGGCATTGTCAACCTCGGAGACAATCCGCATAAACTCATCGTCCGCTTCAAGGTTGTTCCAAAGCGTCGAGTCATGACCCGCAAAGGCGTATACCAGTTCCGTATAGTCAGTATCAATTGTCTGGCGGTCTATATCCGGAGCATACTTCAAAGGTCCGTCGTTACGCAGAGCGTTAATAGTATCATTGTCGTAATTGATAAAGAAGAAGTGCTCACCGTCTTCCGATGTCAGCATGGCATTCTTCACAGGCTGGTCAACAGCCGCAAAGCGCATCAGGTAGATATAATAGGCGGCTGTCTTGTACACATCCAGGTGATCCCATTTCTCCGCCTTGAATTTCTCTACGTTATCCTTTGTGGAAACAACCCATTCGGAGAACGCTTTCAGGTCCGCCACATTCGTTGACTTGTCCGGGTATCGGGCTTCATAAGCTTCTTTCCATTCAGCATCGAAATTATCAACGTCTTGGAACAATGCCAGGTGATTACCGTTATTCAGCACTTCCCAGCACTGCATACGGCTGTTGTCAAAGCCCGGAATATCACGGAAGCCGAATACGCTTTCCGTTGACTTGTCATTGTTGAAGTTGTATTTGCCCATGTAGATCAGCTCGCTGTCAGGCGTCAGACGGTAGAACACGTTACACGGGAAGCCGTCCACCGTCGTACGGACATCATAAGGATAATTGTTGGCTAACGCTGCCTTTTGGGCTTCAGTACGGAGTACATATTCACCATTCACCTGCGCATTGTACATCACTTCATTCCACAACCGGGCAATACCCGTATTGTGAGTACCGGAGCTTTCCGCGTAGTCCGCTTTCAAACACCATACATTCACAGGCTGCGCACCTTCTTTGAAAGCATAAAGACCGTCAACCATAATCTTGCCCATATTATCCCATACTTCACCATAGCCGGTATAAGGTCTAAGATTCTTTTTGGGGAATCCCATAGAAGAGGTTCCCTGGGGAGTAAGGCGGATGGCTTTCCCGGTGAAAGACCGCCATGTTTCCTGCATGTTGATATACTCCACATCCACATAAATTGCCTTGTTCTTGTCGGTGGTATTCTCCAAGGCTGGGATATCACCCGTAAAGATAAACACCGGGCATTGGGCAGCCAGCTTGTCTACGGAGAAATTCCGGGTTCCGTCCTCGTAGATATTATTGCGGTCGTAAAGGCTTAACAACTCTTCCGGAGTATCACGGTAGAGAATGAAGTTGTTCAGTATCTGGTCAGCGTCAAGGGGGGAATTATAAAAGCGGAGCGATTTGAGTTCAACATCGCATTTGCCTGTACCGCCTATTCTCATCGTTTTGGCGTTCAGGAAATTGTCAGTCCCTGAATAGTTCACCGAACCGGAGCTGATGCCGTCAACGTAAATGAAGACCAGCCCCTTGTTGGTCACACCGTTCTTGGGGTTAATCACAAAGGAGATACGTTTGTTCTCACCCGAATTGAACCTTTTCGCCACACGGCTTCCTCCGGCAGATGTCAGTGAAGCTTCCGAGGCGGTAATCAGCAGACCTGTTCCGGCTTCATTACGCAAGTCGCAGATCACGGCGTCATCGTCGAGCACGTTACGGGTGGCAAATTCAAATTCCAGTGTACGCCCCGTTATTGTCGGGTCAGGCGTGAAGGGAGCTATATTCACGTCAACAGCCGCACCGCCCGTGATAAGCAGCCTGTTGTTAACCCAGCCGTTTGCCCGGTTCCAGTAGAAACCGGAGAAGGAAGCGGAGAACAGACCGTACACCCATTCCTGACGGTTGGCGTCATTGTTGGACTTGCCGATAGCCGACAGGTCGAGTACCAGACCGTCCCTGATCTCTTCCAGCGAAGTAGATGACTTCTCAATATTCATCCCGATGGTGTATACCGTATTCCCGGCAGTTATGGTCAGTGATTTCAAGCCGTAATCAAGCGGGCGCAGCGAGTAATTCACCACTTCGTTATTGTGCGTGGCAAGGGTGCTTTCCGCCTTGCCGTCAACCGATACGACAGCATCGGTACTCACGGCACCCGAAGGATTATACACGGAGAAATCAAGCATGTAGGGGATATACTGCTGAATACCGTAGAGTTGCAAGCCACCCTCTTTGATGATATCATATCCGGAAGGAATAACAGCGGATACTCCGATTATCGGTTCACGGTCCGCCCCGGTATAAACAATCAGGTCGTAGTAGATGGCATCCGAGTAGAACTTCTCACTGTCAAGCATGGTGTATGCACGCAGTTGCAGGCTGTGTCTGCCCTGATTCAAATTAGCCAGAGAAATATACTTGGTACGGGATGTCGATACGTCTACGATCTCGTCCTCTACCTTAACATAGTCAAGCAGAACACCGTCCAGATACCATTCCATTACTTTCGTGCCGTAACCGCTGATCCGGTAAGGGATGGCGGCGGTTGCCGCCGGGTTCTCCATCAGGTTATAGTGGGCTGACACATCGTAATTGCCGGACAGCTGTAAGTCTATTACCTGGTAGGTGATACCTACTGTAGTGGCAGCAAGGGTATTCTGCCCCACGATACCGACCATGATGTTATTCGTGCCCGTTTCAATGTAGTCATCAATACCAAAGTGAACAGCCGTGCCGTAGCGGTAACGTTCCGTAACAGTCTTCTTTACACCGTTGCGGATAAAGGTATAGGTGGCAACCACATCCTCGCCCACGCTTTGACCGGACTTGTTTTTCGTATCGAACGTAAAGTCTATGTAGTTGTTCTTCGTGCCTGACAGTATTGCCTTGTAGGCAGGGGAAGAAAGGGTTATCTCCGCACTATAATTAAAAGGTGCGTCAAAGGTTCCGAGCAACAACCCCGTTTTTGTCGGATCAGCGAGGTATTCGTCACGGGTATCGGCATCAGCGAATACCAGGTAACGGTTATTACTTGTATCATAGTGGAAGATACCCGCCTTGCCGTCCAGCTGCTCCTTCAGATACTCCTGAATACGTCCTCCGGCAACGGGAAGACCGCCAGTAGATTCATCACCGCCCCAGTCAGTGGACTTGCTTATTTTTTCATCATATATTTTCTTTGCCATAATAGTGCTATTTATTTTTCCAACCTTCATTATCTAACCACGGTTTTACATTTACCCAGAAACCGGAACCAAAACAGCTACGGATTGCCTGCCACACCAGCTTGGAGCCTTTGTAAACTGCAGAAATGGTACGGCTATCTTTAAAGATCGAAACTATCTCCTTGCCATCCTTGTAGATCATAGACTATTCCTCCTCATAAACCATGTAGGTTACTTCAGGGTCTTTAACCGGTAAATTCTCGTAGTCGGATTCAGACAAGAATACGGGAGTTATTTTTGTGATCTGCTCCTTTGCTTCCTTTGCAGATGCCAGAGCTTCACCAGCCTTCTTATTTACCGCATCCAATTGTTCCGAAGTAGCATATCCCGCAACATCAATCGTACCACCTCCGCCTGTTGTACCGGTATTAGACCATATACCACCCGTTGCTGCCCAAATAGGACCGGGAACTGTTTTACCCACAATAGCCCAATCGCCGTCCAGCGGTTCAGGAAATGCAGCCTTTAAAGAATCGCCGGTCGCATGCAGTCCCTTGCATTTGTTAGTCGTATATTTGAGCTTAGTAACCTCTGAGTCAATCTTCTGATAGTTCTCATTTATAGAGGTAGCAACTTGCCCCCAACTAGCCGTCTTTTTTATTTCATTCAGTTCCATGGTTCAAATTCTACAGGATTAAGTTCTTCATCAGTAAAGTCGTTATAATTTTGGAGCCACCATCCAACAGCGCCACCAAAACTCATACATCTAAAAACCGCTTCTTTCCCTTTTAATAATAGAGTACGTAACGGCGGATCTTTATAATAATTGTAACCGGGAAACCAAATTGGAAGGCCATATTGAATATATACCGGTTCGGTATCCTGCGTAAAGCGTTCGTGGGATGTAAAAATTCTAATTTCTGAACCATTTCGCCCTTCTACCACATCCGGTAAGTTAATTCTACTAATATAATCTTTATTATAAATAGGTTTTCTGTAATATACGAATACATATCGATGCTTATCTATATCTAATGTGTATTTAGATGATTGGTCAATCACCCATTCTCTGTAAGGTGTTTGGATTGCTCCTGTAACAGACAACCCGTCCAAATCCCATGATAATTTACCGTCAGCTAAATGCCCTGTTCCGTCTTCATTCAAAAGAATCTTCTCATCCGCAATAGAGACCTTTCCAGAAAAGACACCTCCAAGAGCATAGATATACCCCCTTACAATGACATCATTCAGAATGGAACGTCCCCCATGTGTTACAACGAACTTGGCGATGCTTTTCAATTCATCCTCGCCGGGTTGGTAAGAAGGGTTATCCTTAAACATCATAACCGCACGGATAGCCTGTTCAAAAGTGCCGCCTCCCCATTGCGCTACATCGTTATCGTCATTATAAATACCGGATATGCCAGATGTCACCTTTTGCATCTTACCGTCTTTATGATTACCTAACTGGAGCATACTAGCTAAAATAAGGCCACCCAGCACATCTACGGAACCGTCCTTGATTGCCGATGTCAGATATGATAGACTTTGGAACTTAGCATAGAACTTTTCATTATCATAAGGTGAAAGTGTCCAGTCCGTGGGGACAGTACCCCTTTCCAGTTTCAAATCGCATATTACGGCGGTACCGGATAATAACAGGGTACTTTCACCAGAGAAGGTAAACTTGACAATATATTTTTCAAGCCCTCCGGTTAGTGGTTGGGATAAACTAAAAGTACCCATCGCTACAGTAATGTCCGTCCCCTTGGCACGAAAAGAAAATACGTACTTCTCACCCGGGATCATTCCCTTTATGTTTTGGGAGATAGCGCCTATTTCAGCAGAACATCCGGAAGATGATTTATCATCTTCCAAAACAGTGGCATTACCCGTCCAGCTATTCAAGGGGTTGTTATACATCTCTGAATCAGGAGACAGCATACTGTCAGGTTCCAAATTCTCACTCTCGTAATTACCGGTAAAGCCGGAGTTAACTATAAGATTGACGGAACCCACCTGCACGGCTTCCTGTATCTCATCAGGAAGGTCGGACAGGTTACCCGCACCGGTAGAACCTCCTTCAATGTGCATTACACCCGTCAGTTTATTACCATCAGGGGAAAGCGTTGTGACTTCTTTACCTTCAAGGGAATAAGAGTCAATACCCGCGTATTGTTTGAAAGACGGAGCGTCAACCCCGACAGTGGATAATACGATTGCGTTTTGTCTGTTCCTGTTAGTACGGTTTCCAAGCTGGCAAATACTATCACCGGGCAAAGGGATAGTGCTGCCCGGATCACAATCACCTTTACTCAAATCAATGTAATCCTGCCCGATACCGACTACCAACCGCCAGTAATACTGGTTGCTGATATTTTCATAGACTCCTTCCAATACATTCATGTCACGGCATTGGGCCTGATCGCCTTCCGCAAATAAGTTCAGGACGGCTTTACTTCCGTCGTCTGCTTTCATAAAGCAACGGTAGAAGGTCGGATATTCCTCTACACGGATACACGTCATACCGGCAGGAGACAGTATCTGTTGCCCGCCAACATGCGTAGTATGCCGGATTTCCAGACTGTCAAAAACGGCTTTCAGACGGATATACATTTCATCCGCCTCTATGTAGGACTTGCCAGTTTTCGGATCTACCTTAAAACATCCACCGGTACCTAAAATACCAGAAAGAAAGTCACCTAATTCAATACCTTCTTGAGCTTTTATAAGGCCTTCAGAAATGAGACCTTTCAAAAATGTTATAAGGCCGGCGGCTGTGTCGTTATCCACCTTGCTAAGCTTTTCTCCCAGTCCTTTTTCTAATACGTTCAGAACATTTTGAATTCTCGCATCTACTTCTTCGATCGTACGTAGCGAGGAAAATATGTTATCATCTGTATATTCTGCTAAATCCTCTTTTTTTATAATTCGAGAGCGAATTTCAAAGAGTGCACGTAGCGATGAAAAAACATTTTTATCGGTCAATGATCGCATATCATCAACCTTCAGCACATCAATGTTGTTTCCTCCACTTCCTCCAGATACTACCGTGCTACCTCCTCCGCTACCGGAACGTACAACTGTTGCGCCAGCCGGATAATTCTTCGACCGGGGATTAGATGGAATTGCTTTTGACTTTATTAATATCTGGTCACTCATACTTCTATCATTATACATTCAAACCGATTCATCTTATAGTCGATTGTGCCTCCAGCATTGATAAATCTCTTATTAACCATATAATTGTCAGACAAACGAGTTATAGGCGTTAAATCAGGTGTCTCTTTTATTACTTGTGTTAACTTTATCTGGGGGGCACTATACCGCTTAATTATTCTTCTTATTAGATGCTCCTCTGGGCGGATGGTTGTTCCTTCAATCACGGAGTATAAGTTATCAGTCAGATAGTTATCCCCTATAATAACTTTACTATAACAAGCTCCATCATTATTATGAGAAGTAATCTTAAATTCTATTTCCTCCAATTCATTGATATAATTTTCATTTGCTACATTTTCATAAATACGATCTGTATCATTATTTTTTTCTTCGTCTTGTTCTGGTATCCCGGAAAATAATTGTAGTTTTAAATCACGCATGAAAGTATAATATGGATAGCGTTTAATCCGGCCGCCTTCTCCGTAATTATTGGGAAAAGGACGTAATACTGTAAGTTCAATTTTTCCAAAAAGTTTATCTGATGCTTTAATTGGTATTGCATATCCTTTAGAATCTATATTCATGTCATAAGTTACATTGTTTTCAAAATCATTCCACTCATACCATACTTTACTTTTTCCATATCCACCGCATTTAATAATAAAACGAGATTCTTCCTTGGTCCATTTTCCACCTGTCCAGTATTTGTCTCCTATCTTCAATTTGAATTTACAACAATTATCTCCAGCTGTATTATTCCAAGTGCCATCACCTCCCTGCGCTGGGCTGGTGTATAGTGAGTCTGATTGAAAGTATTGTCCAGAAAGCAATAGATAACTTGATCCATCAGATGGAGAGATTATAGTTTCTACCAAATAGTCAGAATTAATCTGTAATACTGGGATATCTTTATTTAGGAATAGTGTCAAGTCAGTCAAAGAACTATAATTCTTGTTGCCTAAGCCCATTCCAATAATTAGCACATCCTCAAAGCTTAACGATGATGGAGTACCGTCTTCCCATTTGTATTTCGCCTGCTTGCTGATTAATGATCCTATATTGTTAATAACAGCATTATCAGCATTATTTCCTAATGATTTCAAATCAATTTCAATCCCTTGCAAAGAATCTTTGTCACTAAATACATTGTTGAACCGAGGGTTTATATAGAATTTTACGAAGAATGAAAAACGATCTCCATCTATTTTCCGATAATATGGACTATTTTTAATCAAAGGACTTAATAAAGAATCTCCAAATAAATCAGGAATAAGTGAATCAACTGGGTAATTGCTGTCTTTTACTGTAACTTTATTATAGCCCGGCAAAATATCTAATGCATGATCGGATCCTGCGAAACCTATACTTTGTACATTAAGCAAGTTCAATCCCTCTGTTCCTATTTTCTCGAATGTTACAGGACCATATTTATAGAATTCCCCGATATGATCTATATCTATGAAGTATAAATCCCCTCTCCAATCAACGCAAGTCCAATTAAGGAATTTGCAAACCTCTTCTAATACTTCTTTCAAATTCATAGCCTTATCATCTTCATCGAAGAAATTCTGTTCACTTACCGTTATACCTTCTAATACATTGCTTTCTGTTGCATAACTTTCTACGTCTTTCGCATATACATGGGGGAAATATACAGCATTGTATTGAGCCGAAGTCGAAGTAATACATTTTTTTATTAGGTCCCAGAAAGACACAAATGTGCGGCTCTCCCCCATTTGTTTATAATCAATAAATTCAAGGGTGGACATAGCACTCATGCACTCCAGTTCAAGATTAAATGTCTTCAAAGTGTAGTCTTGTGTGTAAAGTTCTGGTTTTATGAATCCACACCAAGTAGATAAGCCATTTACTTTCAATGTCACCCGATACATTTGATAAGCCGTAGAAAACAAACTTTGCAGGTAGTCGCTACCAACCACCCGGATCGTTGCTGTACTAAATCGAGTAGGAGTATAAAGAAATTCTTCATCTTCTATGTCAACTGTAAAAGGAGAAGCACCAGCAGGGATTAATTCTTTTGACTTACCTGTATAGTTTTCTTTTTCGATTTCTACCACACATGAGGCATTGTCCAGTGTGGCAAATGGTACTGTATATATTAATCCGTAACTCATGATATTGGTTTCTTTCCTTGTGACTTCAGTTCATTATTAATTGTGAGAATTAGGTCTTTAGCCCGAACTCTAGTAGTTATTGTGGAAGACATATTTCCACTTTCTCCCAATCTACCTGAATTGATAGCTTCAAATAGTCGTGACTGTTGTCCTTGGTTCAAAATCATCTCTCCAGCATTGACACGGGCTAGTATTTTATCTCCAGAAGTGGGGCCACCGGTTATAACGCCTCCAGTAGCAAATTTCGGAATTGAAGCAAACAACGCAACCGCAGCAGCTATTGCAGCACCAATAGCAATAATGTTTGCCGGGAATGGTAAACTTGCAGCACTAGATCCTGCCGCACTTACTCCCTTTGCTGTATTGGCAGCCACTTCCGTTGTTGCTGTAGTCACTGCTGTAGCGGCCTCTGAAGTATCTGCAGTTTTTTTAATTTCCGAATTTGCAACTTTCACCCCCGTGACGGTAGTATCAACTGCAGCTTCCGTCAACTTCGATGTGGTAGCCACATCAGTCATTATGGCCTCCTGTTCTTTAGCCCGCGTGAGTTTATTGGTGATTTCGGTCAGGCTCTCAATCATCTTAATGATAGATAAGAAAGCATCCACCACATTTGTCATAGCATTCCAGATAGCCATAATTCTCTCCCACCCAGTTGCGTCTACGTCATTCATAACATCACGAAGGTTACTGAACGCACTTACAATACGGTCTGAACTGCTTGCAATGTCTTTGACACCAGAATACAATGATTCATTAAGCTCTTTATTGAGATTCTTGATATCCTCTTTTACCTGTGCTAATTTCAAAGCTTCTTCCAATGACGGAACATTCGCCATAGCATTAGCAACTTCATCTGATAAAGTTTTTCCAATGACTCTTGCTTCTTCTTTGTATTTATCTGCTAACTCTTTAGCCTTGTCCAGATTTTCAGAGGCAATATCTGTTTTTGTCTTTTTGTAATCAAATGTAGTATCACGCGGTTTTACCTTAGTGGATGATGAAAGGAGTTTGGCATTTAACTGCATAGCTGTGATAAACACATCAGCCTCATCTCCGATACCCTTGATACCGGCAGCGGATTTGGCTGCTTCGATTGAAAGAGACGCAATATTACTGTTCAAATCCTTTTGAGACATTAAGCCCTTAGCTTGCTGCACTTGGGCTTCTTTTACCTTTGCGTTATAGTCTTTCTGAACCTTTTCAAATTCAACAAGAGCAGCATTCTTATCTTGATTCTTTATAGCAGCCTCTGCTGCTTCCTTTCTGGCTTTCAGATACTCGCTTTCAAGAACTTCTTTATCACCTGTTCCTTTAGCTTGAGCATACATCTTTATGTTCAATTCACCAAGATTCTTGTTATATTCAGCTTGAGTAATCTTTCCTATTTCTAGTTCGGCTTTTAATTCTTCGAATTGTTTATTGAAAGATTCCTGCTCTTTTTGTAGAGGAGTTTTTTTCTTTTTGCTATCATCGGGATCTGCTGTTGATGTCGTTAATTTGCTAGCATTGACCTGGTATTTACCTGCTCTGTTAGTGGCATCTGCTATTACACGGTTATTTTCGATATATTCTTTTACTGCCTTATCCACATCAGACAAAGAAATTCCTTTGTATAAATTACCATTTTTCTTTAGTTCATCTCTGATAGCATTATTATAGGCAAAGCTGTTTCGATTAGACGTGCCATCGATAGGCTTTAATTTGACTAATCGATCCATCTGTTCAGTGCTTAGTCCTACGCTTCCCGACAGATGCGCATTCTTTTCCGAATACTCTCCGACAGTATTAAAAGCATGTTCTGCCATGGCTGCTTCCCTAAGCAATGCTATTCTTGTTTTTACTAATTTGTTGAGTTCTTCTTGTGATAAGTTCTCTTTACCTAACATCTTCTGCAACTCGCCTTGTGCTATGTTAATTTCATTTTGACTTTTCTTTCTGTCGTTCATGATATTAATCAAAGTTTGCATACGTGTTATTTCTGGAGTATTGCTTGCACTCCAAAGACTCTTCTGATAATCAGAGAATATATTCTTTATTCGTTTGGCTTCCTGATACACTTCAAACAACTTTCCACCAATAGCCGCCAACGCAGAGAATATAATCGCTGGCGCAAACGAACTCCAAAGCCCTTTCAGAGATAGCATCAATCTTTTTGCTTGTCCTCCTACGATAATGCAGGCTTTTTTAAAGCCGTTAGCTCCTGCCATAGCGGAAGTAGTTGTGGATATAGATTTTTCTTTATCAAGCGCTTTTTGCTCTATCGCTCTAGCTCTTTCGAGTGCACTTTCAGCAGATATTCGAGCCCGGATGGCCTTGTCTTTTGCAACCTCCGCTGTTATTACATCAGATGCTACACCATTAGCTAGCGCCGTCTGATAATTGGCTTCTGCAAGTGCTTCCGCTTTTCTTTTTACGGCTAGTGTCTGTTCTGTCAAGACCCTTTTCTCTGTAGCTGCTATAGCTCTAGCGGATGCTCTTTCACCGCTCATTGCTACGTTGTCATAAGCAACAGACCACCCTCTCCACATTTTGGTAGCGGCATTTATGGCAACAAATACAATCGCGGCAAAAGCTAGCAACATTATATTCTTGAGATTATCCCCAAGTCCTTGAACGGCCCCGGTCAACCAATCAATCAGGGCTTTATATTTACTCTGTGCATCCGTCCCGTTTACAAATTCTGTAAATGCGTTTTTCAGGCGATTTACAGATGTTTCCAAGTTGTCAGTATCAACGTTAGGAATCATCTCGTTGAGTGCTTCTGCGAACTTAGGAAGCACGTCTTTACTCATTAGCTTACCCTGCTTCATCAGCTTGTCAAGTCCGGCAACAGAGACACCCGCAGCTTTTGCCATCGCCTGTAATGCAACCGGAAGACGTTCTCCCATCTGTAGACGTAATTCCTCGGAACTAATCTTGCCTTTACTCATCATTTGAGAAAGTGCAAGCATAACCCCATTACTATCGTCTGCGCTCATCCCAAAGGCTGTACAAGCGCGGGAAACAGATTCGAATACTTTCCGCTGATCCATCATTGACATACCGGAGATGGATGCAGCAGCCGTAAACTTGGCATAGCTAGCCGTCAAAGCGTTGATCTCTAGTCCATACTTCTTTGCCAAGTCCAGTAAATACCGCTGATTGTCGGCATACTGTGACATACTACCGGACACATTCTTTAGTGCGGTAGTCACTCTATTAGTTTCACGGGCTACTTCAATGAGCCGAGAAACGAAATTACTCAAACCTAAGCCACTGGCCCCCAGAGCTGCAGCAAAAGTAAGAAACTGCATCTGCATTGATTTGAATGCAGCTTTCACTTGATTTGAACCTCTCTTGAAGTTTTCCGTCAAGAGATTGATCGCTATACTAAAGCTTAAACGTCCTGCCATAATATCTTTACTTACAATTATTTATTCCGTTATTCATAAATATTTCAAAGGTTTCTGCATCTTCCGCCAATGCTCTTTCAGCTTCTTTCATATCCTCCATCTCCTCCCAGGGGAATGAATATAGATCCCGGGCACTCGGCAACTTCTTGCCATCAACATGAGGGAGGATATTCAGATAAGTCCAGAGGCGATCACTCTCCATTTGCTCTTTCTTTTTACGCTCATATGCTTCGATATATAAAGGCAGATCACATAATTCCATTTCTTCCAATGCGTAATGCGCGTCTAATCCTGACATGATGAGCGTTGCAATCAATTCGCCAATCATACCAGGAGTGACCTCGGTACTACCTAGATCAGATGTTTCCTGTTTTGTCTGGAATTGGCTTAAAACTGCTGTTTCCCGTTCTAATACTGAAATCATTTCATGGGCTATCTTCTCATTGGCAAGCGTATGCCGAAATACCTCAAATGCATACATTACACCAGCATTGTTGCAGATGGTTGTAGTGTACAATAGTGCATCTACATCATCTTTGTCAGTGTAGACCATCTGGGAAAAAGACTTTTTCCGAAGTTGTTCCCATCGTATAACTGATTTCATATTTATCTTTATCCTCATGTCTAGCCTGAATCTCTTTTTAGAAGCAGGGGCATTTATCGTTATGGGAGGTCCCGGACGATGGCATCTACTATTTATAACTGCTGCTACAACAAACAGCACAAATACGACAATGACTGATATTATGAATATGCCCATAGTTACTTTGATTTTTTGAATAAAAAAAGGCAGCCATCATCTGACCGCCTTCGTACTTGTTTACTTATTGCTTATTATGCTCCTAGAACGGCTTCAACCTTTTGCAAGGCACCAACTCCTTTAAAAGATGCAGAACATGTTGCAATCTGCCCGTTATCGCTCTTTAGTGACAAAGAGGTTAGCATAATCTCACCTTTGTAATTAGGTTTGGTAGTATCAATTGCGAAACTACCACCAACGTTGGTTTTATCAGTGATGGTTGACTCACCGACTACAAACTGGAATGTTTCACCCGTATCTACATGCTTCAGTAGTTCGTCGTAACTGGTTGCCCCTTCTAATCGGGTAAGCAATGATTCACTACTGATAGTGAAACTTTTCTTTCCTGGTAATGATGCAGACCAATCGCCACACATTTTATTGGAAATATCAATCTCCTCAACTGACACTTCCAGGGAACAACTGGATGCAAACGCTACCGGATTTTCACCAAGGAAAAGGAATAACTGACCTCTTACGAGGTCTTTACTTGAATCATGTTTAACTGCTGCCATACTATTTAAAATTTTAGTTTTACGTTTTATTTTTTACTCTACTGAAAATTGAAGCACCTGAAAGTATTTTCCTTCTGAATAATCCTCCGTAGAGTCTTCCAAGTGTATAGTCATATCCGGGTTAGAAAATTGACCTTCTAAAGCCTCATATATTAGAGAAGCCAATTGTAGGCTGCGATCATAATCATCACTAACAGCATTTAGAAATACAGTAGGAATTTGCCGGGCAACGCCCATTTTAGTATATTCTTGTTTGTAACCATCACGCTGATAAATGATGAAATCACCTTCTGTTTTCAATGGAGCAACGACAGGAAATATTTTCTTTCCTATCAGAGAGGTGATCTCTTCTGAATCAAGTAAAATGCTTCTAATCTCGGTTGTAATTGCCAATTTATTCATTAGCTTCTGTTATTTATTCGTTGAACGGCTCTTTGGACACCTTGATAGAGTGCACTCATAGCCCTACCCTCTTCACTCACTTTTGTATCTGACCAAAAACGATTAGCTGGCATAATACCTCGATTCGCACCACTCTTTGTTCTTCTAACTTTTGTTCCGGAGTCCACCAAGTGAGAATGATTACCACCTGGACGATCAAAGCCCGCGAGTGCTCCTAGTTTATTCCGTTTAACTCGGTTTGTAAACGAGTTCATCAAGTGGTTGGTCTGTTTACCGTGGTAAAGAAGACGAGACCGGAGATTAGCTCTACCTTTAACTCTGAAAACATTAACTGCAGATCGAAGACCACTCTTTATAGCCTTGTCCTTTTCGAAGTCCTCTAAATTGTCTACGAGGTACTGAATGTTTTCCCGATCTATTTGTTTAATCTCGATCATGTATCAATTTTTTCAAGAGTTAATAGCAGACTATTATCGTTTATTTGAGGATTAACCATTTTGAGATTATACTCATTGCCATTGTAAGTAACATGGAGATTCTCTTTGATTGCCGGATAATTACGTACCTGAAAAACGAGTGTATGCCCGATAAATTGCTCCATTGCACTAACCCCGTCCCTATCTGCAATAAGAGACATCTTCTTGCGCACTGCCCGACATTGGAACACTTCTTTATACTCTTTCTTCACTGCCCCTGTAGGACTCTGCGTTTCAACCGGAGATTTAAATACAAGTAATTCGCGTAATAATCCTGCTCTCATTTTGAATAGTCTCTATAAAGATCAACTAAGTATTTTGCCCCTTGAGGAATTTCCTTTAGAGTGGCATACGCTGTATTTTCCCGATTTGCATAATAAGCACCAAGACACAGCAACATCGCCTGAACCAGCGGTGCCGGGATATTCTTACCACCGTCAATGGTAGCAAGTTCTTCCACTGACACACAAAGCTCCTTCGCAGTTTTTTCTTCAGCTACAGTGATAAGAGTCTCTATATACGGATCTTCATCCGTATATGAGGGCTCTATATTCAAGTGCCTTTTTGCCATATCTAAGGTCACATATGCCATATTACTTCATGGATGCAATAGTGAACGATTCAGGACGAATCATACCCATATTCCAGTAAGAATTAACCACCAAACGAACCATACCCTTAGTTGCTTGTGTGTACGGATCAACAGTCAAGTCAATAGCCCCCCACTGTCCAAGGAAGTAATCTGCCCAATTACCAAATACAATACCGAATTCATCTTTTGCTTCCTGTAATTCCTTCGGAATATTGTTTGTGCGTAGAGCACGGTATCCATTCAGCATACCAATACCATCATTACCAAAGATGAACCCACCCGCACCGGAAGCATCTTTTACTTTGGTTTTAGCTTTTCCCACTAATGAAGGGTGCATGATATACCCTAAATTTCCGAACAGTGCATTGTTAAGGTCAGCATTGGTTTCCAATTCTACAATTTTAGCCCAATCCATGGCACCATTAACACTTCCGAGAGTTTGGAACATTCCATCAGGTACGTTATCCTCATGTACAGCATTGCTCAATGCTGTTTTCTCCACCTTCTGTGCGATAGCGACAGCTAACAATTGGCGGATCAGACCTTCCACAGAACGATTCTCTTGGATCAGTAATTGCTTGGAGATGTCTACGTAAGCCGTCAAACGATTCGGGCTGTAAAGTTTACCTTTGGAAAATTCTCCCTTACCGTCTTTTGCTTCGTCATTTTCTCCTTCCCAGAAAACTTGTGCAGCACTGTGCTTTGGCCAGTAGATATTTCCAACTAATCCGGTCATCATACGTACGCCAGCTTGGGACAATACGAGATTAGCCTCTAAAGGCAGCAACAATTCCTGTTGTTCTTCGTCAATCACGACACCTGTAGTGGCTTCTATCCCTGCAGTGTAAGCCGCACGTTTCTGATATGTCAGAGGGACAATCAACTCACCGCAATTTTCAGCAGTGGCGGCTACAGAACGGTGTAATTTGGTTGCATCCTCAATAACCGATGCTTCACTGGCACGTTGCTCTGTTTTATTCATCTGCGCCAGGATAGCACGACGGAGCGAAAAACTTTCATTTGCTACCGGCTGATGTCTTTTGCCTTGCTGACGATTCGCGGCTTCGTGTTCTTCGATCTCAATATTAATTTCCGCTCTGCGCTGTTGATTTGTACCAAGTTCCTCGGCTTCTTCCGGTTTGAACTGACGTTTTTCAGTCTTTGCGCCATTAATAATCTCTTTAGAACGAGCAATCAGCTGATTTCTTTCGTCCTTTAACTCTGTAATACTTTTTTCTTTTGCCATAAATTTATAAATTTAATGATTTCTCTATGCTTTGGTAATACTCTTCTGGTATTGCCTGTTCGTGCTTACGAAGTTCTTCTTCAGCTTGTTCTTTTCCTCGCAAACACACGGACGTTTTGCTGTATGCCGCATTATACACGGGAGAGGCGTCATATAAATTGCCTATTTTGTGTACTGTGCGTTTCCAGGTTCCGTCACTCTTCTTTTCCCAAGTATCTTTTTCAACATCGAAACAGAAAGAGCTCTGATCTATCTCTCCGCGGCGGAGGTTTTCCAGCAACTCTTCTCCGAGTGCCGTTTTCGGTGCCTCGAATCGGTATTTTAATCCTTTATCATCCACGGATAGCAATAATGATCCTGTTCCTTCTTTACATCTTGCAAGAATACCACGAGCCTGATCGTGATTCAACAACGCAAATACATCGCTTTTTTCAATAACTCCGTCCAGAGCTCCACGCTCTATAACTTCTTCGAATGGAAGTCCGTCGGATGGTGTATTGAATAATAAAGCATAACCCTCTACAGTTCTCTTTTCTTCCGTATCTCCAGTTAGTTGCACCTGGAATGCAGTATTTCTTATTTCTCTTTTTTCGTCCATAACAGTGCTTTTACTTACTAACCAAAAAGTTGTCTGACAAATCTGGATTATTTTGCGGTTCAGCGACTTTTTCTTTAACCGCATTGTCCAGCGTCTGCACATTCACCTGTACAAAAGCTTTGTCTCCATTCTCAATTCTAGGCATATTATTTTCTCTTCGAACCTCGTTGGGTGTGGCTGCTCCTACGGTGGCCAAATCTTTCCAGAATGCCGCCTGTGCGCTCTTATCAGTTCTTAGAATAGCGGAAGTGTCGAATTCTGCTATAAATCTTCCTCGTTCAGATGGCAGAAAGACTTTGCGGTTAATTTCTAATTCTATTTTCGTAATGACTGCAAGAGCTGTGTCTGTTAAATATTGAAGTTGAGTAGCTTCTACTGTAGAATAACTGGATTTAGACAGATCGAAAGCTTTGACTGGAGATACAGAGAAGAATCGGCAGAGATCCACAACATTAAATTGTCTGCTTTCGATGAACTGACTATCTTTTGGGCTTATAGAAATGGGTTGGTACTTCATATTCCCTTCCAGCACGGCAATACCATTCGGGTGCCCGGTTATAGGATTCGTACGTTCTTCCCACGTTTGATATATCTGATCCTTTTTCTTCTCATCCAATCGGGTCCCTTCAACTGTCAGTATACCTGCAACACTAGCTCCACTTTTAAAAAATCCCTCCGCATGTTCCTCTGTACTAGTTGCAATCCCTAGGGATTGGCGGGCATGTTCCAGCGTAGACACACCAATAATACCGTCATAAGAGAAATTAAGCACATGTATCATGTCTCTCGGATCTACTAATTCCCGAAAACCGACTACCTGATATCTTTTACGCATAATCCCTAAACGATCAGTGATCCAAGTTATCGTCACCTGGCTGGATGGCAAATAAATGAGTTGTGCTGCATTCATTTTACTATCGCGTTCGATATATGCGTAGCCATTACCGGTTAGCAGTACAGAAGCCATAAGAGTTTTAAAGAAAACATACCGAGTCATATCTTCGTTAGGCTCCATATTGAACATGTAATATGCCGGATGCGATTTAGCCTCGGCCTTAAATCCATCTGCATCTAAATGATAGGTTTTCAGCGGAAGCACGGCCACACTGTCCGAAATGAGATCCACACAGCGGTATACAGTAGACAACAACATAGGTTTACTTCTGCTGGTAAACATAGGACGGGAGCCGTTAAAACTCCAGGCTGTAACCTGTGACGTTTCCTGTTTACTCGCTTTTCGTATTTCAAATCCTAAAAATTTCATATATGCTTTTTCTACTAACCAAAAAAGTGTCAGACAATTAATAAAATTCTCCATAACGAGGGGAAACCAGATAAATCCCTAGGGCTTCGAGCTTGGCTATTACACCGTCTATCTTCTTCTCTTCAAACTGTTTTGAGGGTTTTGTGTTGCCATTCCGGTCCCGGGCCATGACTACATTACGGAAGCAATGCCGGTTAATGACATTATTGTCTATCACTGCTTTTCCAGACAACAGCAAACGCTCCATTTCTTTAGTTGGCCGGTTGAAGTTTCCTAAAGCCTGGCTATATGGCTCCATCGGCAACCCCTTTTCTTCAGCATTTATAACGAACTGTGTGGAGTTCCAAGAGTCATATGCTATTTTCTGAATAAAGACTATCTCCCGGATCCGGATAATATCGTTTAAGATATAGTCGTAATCGGTCACATTACCCGGCGTAATGGTGATAAGTCCCTGTCTTCGCCATTCTCCGTATAGATCTTTGAATCTCTTTTCTTGCAACGCAGCTTCCGGCAGGTAATAGAGTGTTTTGAAATAGTACTTATCCGATGTGGGAAACATAAAATTAACACAGGTAAGGTCGCTGGTACTTGACAAGTCAATACCGGCATAGCAATCCATATCCCGGAACTGTTCAAAGTCAAGATTAGCGGAAGCCTGCAAAATATAATGGTCCGGTATCCATACGGTTTCCGAGTCACACCAGATATTGAAATTCTTTGTTTTAATGCCGACTTCTTCCGATGGAGCATTAACTGCTGATTGGACTTGTGTCTGTAGATATTGCAGTTTGACTGTAACTCCCAGATTAGGGTTACTCTTCTGCCACGTTTGCGGATCTTTCCAATCGTCCCCCTCATCAGGAGAAAAGATTCCGGCAAACAGTGCATCGTTTTCTTTTAGTCCAGACAGCACCTCCGTGCACATTTCCCGGTACTGGTAACACGGTCCTAGCTTATCGAATCCGGCCGTAGTGATAATAACCGCCATCGGATTATCACGCATACCCTGTGAGGACTGGAGTACGTCTTTTAGACCTGTATTCTTTGCAGCGTGATACTCATCAATCAAATACATCGAAGCATTAAAACCGTCTAACTTTGAATCATCTGCGGCAAAGACCTGTAAAAGAGATAACATCTTTTCAAATTTGACCTTATCACGATAGGAAACAAGATCTTTTCCTTTCGGATCAATCCCTTTTGCGAATTGAGAGCAGAACTTGAATGCGATTTTAGCCTGTTCTTTAGAGTTAGCTGCCAGATCCACTTCTGCGTCCATTTCTCCGTCAGCGATTAGATGATACAATGATAATCCGGCTGCAAAAGCTGTTTTCCCATTCTTTCGTGCAATCTCTATGTAGACATACTTCACAAGTCGTTCATCTGTCTCTTTGATATAGAACCCATAGATAGCCGCTATTACAAATTGTTGCCATGGTTGTAAGATGAACGGCTTTCCGGCATGGCGTCCGGTGAAATGTCGAAGAATGGAAAAGAATTCTATAACTTCATCTGCTTTTTCCTCTTTGAATTCGTATCGATCATCCTCCATCATGGAGAAAAAACGTTCAGCAGCAAGCTGAATAAACTTACCGGATACGACTTTCTCGTCTATAACGTCTTGAGCGTATTTATAGTAAGCCTTTGTCTGCATCAGCGAGTTTCTTTCTTACCCTTCAAATACGCCTCAAGTGGAGATTCTACATTATCTCCCGCGTTCATGGCCTTAATTTGCCCTTTACTTTTAGCAGTCAACCCATATTCTTTTGCCAGTTCCAGATATTGACTCCAATTCTCTTTGAGTAGATTCGCCTCCGGACGTTTCACACATTCGCCTTTTAGATTCTTCATCGTCATTCCATCCTGCGCCAAGACTTCAACGCATTCCAGATAAGCATCATAAGCTGTGGCCATCCGATGCAGCTGGGGAATATCGGCTATTTCCAGCTGACCTCTATCATTCAATTGCTTCACAAGGTCAGATATAATCTTTCGGGCTTCTTTATGCTTGATTGTTTCGGGTAATTTAAAGCTGATTTTCTTCTTTTTTTCCATGATTTTGACTCGTTTTATTATAAAACCATACGATTGTCAGACAGAAACGAGATATTTAACAAAACGAAACAGTTTGGCATTTTTCAAAAAGTGCCGTGTGTGTGAATCAGGGTAGGGCGAGGTTTCCGAGCTCCATTTTCTCAAAATTTGACCCCATACCCCCTCCATAGCGCATTTAATGTTAATTTTAACTTAATTTTAAGAATACCACATTGAATTCATAGGGAAATCCCTATTTATTCAATTCATGCACAGATATTGCCCTAAACATTTGCACATATACAAATGATTATATATCTTTGTAGTGTCAGATAAACAAAGTATTAACCCTTTAAAACAAAGTCATGAAAGAACTGAATGAACTTGAGCGAATTGAGTTCGAAATTGAAAAGGAGAAACAGAATCTAAGAGAGTGGAAACGTAAGGTGCTTATATTGGAAATAGAAAAAGAAGATGATGAAGCCCGTACTGATGCAATACTCGAAAGGATATCAGAACTCCTTGAAAGGAAAGAGAAATTAAAGAAGTAGTAATCGCCCCTCTTCGGAGGGGCATAACTCTAACAACGATATGAGAACATTGGAAGAAGATTTGTTGAAAATGGATAGTTTGCATGGAGATGAACTTGATGCACACTTGTATGAGATGAAGGCTTTGTATACCAAGCCAGAAGAGAAAGAAGCTATTAGAAAACATCTGGATAAAACTCTTGCCACAATAGCTAACAACGTTGAGAGTATTAGTAATCGTCTCACTATACGGGAACAGATGAATGAAATTATAGATTTAATCCCTGTGTCATACATCGCCAAGAACTACTTTGGCAAGAGTCGTGCTTGGCTGTATCAACGCATTAACGGATATAAGGTTAGAGGGCATGTGTATACACTTAATGAGAAAGAACTTGAAATATTTAATCGTGCCTTAAAAGATATTGGAAATAAAATCGGTTCACTTTCAGTTGGTTAATACAACTGTTATCTGACACCGCCTTTGCTTGTGGACCGTGCAAAGGCATTTGGGGGAGTAGCTATGTTCTACTCCCTTTTTTATTGTGCACTGCTTGATGACATTTTTTGCACAGACTCATAAGATTGTCATAGTCATAAGCTAAAAAAACACGTTGCACCGGATCATCCGTACTCATAAATGAAGTTATATGATGGATGTCTTCGGCTAGAGTTGTTTTGTTTTCTTTCAAACAAGTTTCACAGAGTGGATTACACGCAAATTTCCAGGCACGTAACCGACGCCAGCGATCGGAGTTATATATTTTCCGACGTTCAATGTCGTAATAGTTATCACTCTTCTTCTGTTGTTTTTGAGGCTTGTAAATAGTCGGCATAAGGTATTTCTTTTAAAAGTTTATTATCGTTGATGGCCTGATATTCTATCATTCGGAAGCGATAACAGAAATAATCTATCAACTCCTTATCGGTTGATAGACTAGAAGCCTTTTCATCTTGTGAGACAAAAACTACTGTATCTTGAAAAAGATCTTCTTTACTTTTAGAGCAGTATAGTCCTTGACCATGACTGACACACATAGCTCTCAAGCGATCATAATTGTGTGCAATCATGGTCATAACTTTAATGTTAACCTTTCCCCTTCTCGGTTCTCTCATTCTGTATCTTCCAGTTTCCAGATTCATCAATCAATTCTTCAAGACTACGGTTTACCATTCCTCGAATGATAATCGATGTACTAGTATGTGTTATTTTTGAAAGTTCATTCAAAAGCATCACACTACGTTCATCCAACCGAATAGAAATGCGTTTTTTATATTCCATTATTAGTATTTTATAGCCTCATCTTATTAAATCATTTTCTAAAAAACATATCTCCCGAAATGGACCGGGCTGTATCATCACCTGTTAACCGGATGTACCGGAAGAAGTTCTGCTCCGTCCGATGTCCCGTAAGATTCATTATCTCTAGCGTTTTCATCCGGCCGGTGAGATACATATTTGTCGCTGCACTTCTTCGGGCTGTGTGGCTACTGATAAGCTCCCACTTTTCACGGGTAACAGTAATAAGTCTACCACCTTTAGTATAAGAGTAAGTCACCAGATCATTCAAACCGATTTCCTTCATTATAACTTTCAGATACTTGTTGACGTATTGAATACACAACCCTCTTGGGATGAAACCACCATACTTGGCATAGATTTCCTTCACATAATCATGCGCCGGGACCTTGACATCTACATTCGTTTTCTTTGTCCGGATCACTATATAACCGTTTATCAGGTTCTGGCTTGTCAGTCTCGAATAGTCAGAGTAACGCAAGGCAGTAAGGCAACCGAGTATAAACATATCCCTGATTCTTTCCTTTGCTTTCCGCTTATCCTGCCTTTCAAACTTATAGTAATATATCCTAGTAATCTCATTCATTGAAAGGAATACCGCATTTGTAGGCTCACATTTCAAATCAATTTCATCATAGGTAACATCTACTGCATAGTTATATTGCGATGCTCGTCGAACAAGGGACTGAATCTTCTCGATATATCCGACTATCGTGTTATGCCGCAGACCTTGGTCCTCTAAGTAGATAATGAAATCGTCTAAGAATTCTGCTGTTACCGAATTGGTGAATATGTCACAATCAAATTCTTCAGAAAAGCCTTCGATGTGTTTGATTATAGCATCGTAGACTGCGGCATAATGTTCAGACTTGCGCCTGGATCTCTTTTCAAGTACTTCCCGGATGAAGTCAGTGAAGAATATTCCTTCAAGTGGCTTCTCCTGACGGAAGTGATTAATATAGTCCTTTCTCGCATGGCGGGTCGGGACCGGTTGTGATAATTGTAATGCTTTGGCCGTATCATTTTAAAGGGTTATCATTGTCGTCCTTATCTAGGGAAGAATCCCCGCTTATCTCTATTCCATCATCACAGGCTTCGTTCTCACAGAATGTTTCCTTTTGATGAAATTCACACCAGCCATCACCGAATGAATCTTCATTGGTAAATAGCTTACACTCGCTGCATACTTGATCTTTGTTCATCATTAATTTGTTATACGATTATTATTTAGGTGAGTTTTTCCATAAAGCAATAGCCTCATTCATTCGTTTTTTCCATTTATCTTTCTTTCCGTATATATCGTATGAGGTGCTTTCATAGGCAATAGGTTCTCCAAATCTGAATTCCTGTGGCTTATGATTTTTATCTCCATAAGTCCTGACTATAAATCCAGCTTCACGATTAAGGAACATCTGTTTATCACGCTCGCAATCATAAATATCATAGATATCACCTCTACGAAACTTGTATCCTTCTATTTCTATTATCTCATTAACATTTGAATCCTCTGACCAAAGCACTGTTCCTGTGTCCGAGTCTATCAGTTCCCTATGAGAATGTTCACCATTATCAGCGAACTTCTCTATTACTTTCGGTTTATTCATTTGTATTCAGGTTAAGAGCCTCATGATGGGTGAACATCTATTTAATTGCCGGATTTCTACCGTCCCATCCGTTATTGGCTCGTTTCTTTATTGATTTTTTTTAATGAATCACATATCTTTCTTCTATTACTTTCTATTATTTAACCAATCTAAAGCTGCTTGCATACTACCAACATAATCTGCATTATAAATATAAGCGACTTCTTCGCCTACCTTATATTCCCGGTCATTGTCTGTTTCGCCTAGAATAAACTCCATACCTGTAGTTCCCAGCCGAAATACGCCTACACAGTAGGTAATACCTTCACGTTTCTTGCTCTTTTTGAGAGCTAAAAGATAAATTCCTTGTTTTTCTGAATCCATAAGATTACTCCTTTTTTATTTAGTTATTAATCAATTATTTCAAATGTCACTTTCACTTTTTTACAGCGAAAGCCTTTCTTATACACCTGTTTCCATGTCAAATTAGTTCCGTCCAGCCAGCACCTAACGCAATCTCTTCGGTAATATTTTTGAGTATTCATCACAAATGTACCATCTGGGTAGGTTATCATGTACATTATATCTTCACGCATATTAGCTCCTTTCTGTATTGGTTATTAGTTAATCTTTAAAAGTCAGTTCTCCATTCATGAGTAATGGTAGCATCGAATCTCTAAGTTCAGCGAGAAGTCTATTTTCTTCATCATTAAGATAATAGATGTGTTGTTTATACATATTCATAAAGAAAGGCATGATACTTGACAATATCTCCTTATCCGTATTCTCAATACAAAATACTTTAGAATTGGAAGATTGGATGTATTTATTCTCAATAATCTTTTCCTTTACATCGTAATTTTTGAAAGATGCAAAGCTTTCATTCATAGACTTCACGATTTCGTTAGACGCTTCACAATCCCTTATTACTTCTACAAGCCCAAGTCTTTCAGCCCATACTTTATTAACGGTAATTTTAATAACATTACGTTCACGGATAATACGGTTAATATCTGATATGATAGCGTTAAAGTCACGATGAATAGTTCCTTCGAATTCGATAGGAAGATACGGACCAATGGTCAGACAATATTCGTGTTGCTCCAACTCTTCCTGTGAAATTCTTTTGGAGAATGATTCTTGCTCTTTTGTCACAAGCTCACATATAGCAGCAATCTGTTCGTCAGAGAAAGTATTAAATTCTTTTTTATAAATACGGTTGTAATGAGAAGCGTCACCTTCTCCACGTTGCTCTCTCACCTCAACAGATTTCATCCCTTCCGCATCAATAACCATCACATCCTTACTTGTTTTCCTCTTATCAAACAAAAGTATGCAAGTCGCTACAGATGTAGATTCAAACATCTTTTCCGGTAAAGAAATAGCTGCTTGCAGCCATCCCTTTTCAACAAAGTATCTCCTGCACTCTTTCTCTTCCTTGCTTGTCAGGACACCTCTGGGAAGAATCAACGCACATCTTTCACTTCTTTGCAAGCAATGAGCCACAAAGGCAAAATTACAGGTATATTGGGAAGGTAAATCATTGGTTATTATTCCGGATACCGGAACCCTCAAATTAAAAGGAGGATTAGATACACCTACATCAGCTTTTAGCAATTCTGTTTCCGGGAACATCGAACGCTGTACAGTCCCATAAACCGATCCTCTAATGACTGTATATGAATTGATAATATCACCTGTGAGTATATCTTTATTTACTACAGTCGCTTCTATGTTTCGGATGCACAAGTTAAACAATAGAATAGGTATAACTCGTTCATCCAGTTCCTCGCATACAAATTTAAGGTCTGGATTTACACACCATTTTTGAATGGTCAGAGCACCGGACCCGCAACAACAATCATATACTACTTTCTCGCCAGGCATACAGCTAAGATAAGAAACGAGTTTTGCGAGAGAGATTGGCGTGTAATCCTGTTTTTTATTCTCACGATCCGCATGATAGAACTGATATACTCTTTGCAACCAGTCTACGGTCAAATCGGGGCACAATTCTTTGTATCTATCAAAATAAAGAATTGGATTTTGAGAAAGCAAAGCTAATGCAATCTTATCCGGGAACGTCTCAATACTGACACATCCGAACAGATCACATATCTTCGCTGTTAATTCTTTTAATTCCATTTGATTCCTTTCTTCTTAGTTATGATTAAAATGGTAAATCATCTTTTGTATCATATTTATCCAAAAACGCCTGCGCATCCTTTACTTGCCTACCTGTATATTCATCAGGACTATTCACTATACGCAAGCTGTTTTCATACTCCTGAATACCAGCAGCTAGGAAGTCTTTACTGTCTACAAACTGCTTTGCCTTTTCAAGTACATCGATGGCTTTCTCACCGTCACCGACTTCCAACTCAATACCAACTACTTCATTCTGGTAATTACCAAGATTGAAACATTTTTGATAATAAATCTTTGTTGCTTTCATTTTCTTTATTCTTCAGTTACTATCTGGGGATGCCATTCAACAGGAACTTTCGCCCACTTTCTATATACTTCATCAAATCCTTGTAAATCATCGAACATATCCATTTTACACTTATCAGCAGTAACTAATGAGGCAAACTCTTTAAAATATCGGTCCGCACACTTGACAAAGTCATTATGAAGTTTTTTAAGATTACCAAGTAATAACCCTTTAGCGATCATTACATCAGATGCTTCTTCAATCAAGTTGTTCGCTTCACAATTCAAGAGATGAGCGGCTGATAATAACATGTTCACTCTATCCATACTTCCATCCTTTATTGCTATATTTATTAAATCTTGCTTTGGTCTCATAATTATTTATCTACATTTTTATCTGTTCAATACGATGAGCTTTAACTTCATTATACCAGTTGTTTTTATATTCTCTAGCCTCAACAGTAAAAGCAACTTTTACCATATCTCCAATTTTAGGAGGATTCTCTATCGGTCCATCGAAACTATACATAGCAAAACGCATTTTACTGTGATATCTTTCATTGGTTTCCATAACAAACTCCCTCTTCTCCCACTCTTTCCCATTTTTAGTGTTCCCGCTGGTAGTTGGCAATTCTACCAATATTTTGCCTTCTGTTTCACATTTCATTATTGTATTGTTTAAAAAGGTTTATCCTCCGATGAGGCTGACGGATTAATATGTGGAATATCCAATAAGTCATAAAACTGTGTAGTTTCTGCATTGAATCCACATATGAATTTCCATGTCCCAATACTACGTCCCTTAGCTATGTCAATCATTGCTGTATTTTCTGTTGATACATTAGAAAAAGGTTCCGGGTACTTTTTGTCCCTTCCGTAATGCTCTGGGCGATATAAAAGCAGGACAACATCTGCAGCTTCTGTTATCTGTCCGCTTCCACGTATTCGACTTATAGACGGGGCTACATCGACTTTATCACGACTTAATTGAGATAAGGCTAGTATCCATATTCCAAGATCTTTTGCTATATTTTTCAATCTCCGCGCAAAAATGCCTAGTTGCATTTCGTCTCCTGAACCGCTATTACTATTTGCAGAAAGGATCTGTAAATAATCGACAATGGCTCCATCTATATCATATCGTTTTTTCATCATCCTTATACTGGATATTATTGAATCAATCGTAGAAGTGCTTTTTCCATCGAAATAAAGAGGAAGATTGTAAATAGGCGCAAGTCCTTTATCTACCATGGAGAATTCCTCTGCTGTCAATTGTGCACTTGCTATACGTACTCCATTCACTCCGCTTGTTTTACTCAATATACGCTGTGACAACTCAACCGGCGACATTTCCATTGTGTAAAACGCCTGTTTTGCACCTGCTATAGCTGCATTTACACAGAAGCTAGTTGCTAGAGACGTCTTGCCCTGTGAACTGTCGGCTGCTATCACTGTCAAATAGCCAGGCTTTAATATCCCTTTTCTATCAAGTTCACGAAATCCGGTAGGAGTACCTGAAGAAGCATCAGGGTTATTTATATTATTCTGGATTATTTTGTAGGCTCCTTCAAGGGCTTCACGCAAAGTTATCACACCAGAAGTCTGATCTGAATATATACCATCCAGAGCATTTCTTACTTTTTCTATAATTTCGAAAGGATCCTCTGTGACACATGGTATCAAACTTAATGCATTTTTGAGATTGTCTTCAATCTGACGCCTGGCACTAGCATCTTTCAGTATAGCAGCATGCTCGTACAGGTTCGTATAAACTCTTTGACCCACGATTTCAAAAAACAAAGGAGTATCCTTCTCTTCATCTATTCTCCCCCTTAGCTCACGTTTTACTACCATGAAATCAAATTTCTTGCCTTTCTTATCCAGCTCTTTTATAATCTTGAATATCTGTTTATGAAAGTCATGATAAAAACATGCCTCATCCAGAATACTACTGACTTCTACAAGCTTATCAGGGTCATTCAATAGCGTTCCAAGTACTAGGCGTTCTTCATCCAGATCGTAAAATGCTATTCTTTCATTCCGTTTCATTGTTGATTTTCGGTTTTAATCCAATTTAATACAGTCCTATACAGGCTAGAGTATTTCTTCCGCTTATCTTTCCTATTTTCAATTTGAGAAATAACATCAGCGATTTGTTTTTCTGTATAGGTTTCCATTAATCTATCGAGTTCCTTCTCCGTTATCTGGTTCATGTTCTTAGGATTGGCGCAATAAGGAGCATTATCCTTTATCCAAGCCTGAAAACTTAAAAATTTGGGAGAGAGAGTGGAGCCGTTAGGCTCGTTTTCTTTCTTATCCGCGTTAGCGGATTCTTTCTTATTATCATTTACATTAACATTATCATATACATTGGGTTCCACTTTGGTTTCCACTTGGTTTTGCGATGGTTCTTTGGTGGTTTGATTTTGGTTATTATATGGTTTCAAATTGGTTATTGTTTGGTTATTGTTTGGTTTTGAATTGGATTCATCTTGGTTCCCTTTTGGGGGCCTACCTCCCTTCAAACCATTCTCAAACTTTCTATTATTCGCATTTATTTGAGGTATAACCATAGCTAGCATGGCATTCGTAATCGGCTTTAGTGATTCAGTAGTTTCTCCGTATAGACCATACTCAATTATGGCCGTGAGCACTTCTCCCTGCATCTCTCTCGGCAAATTCTTGATTGCCTCCAACCAGCTTTTATAAAAAACAAATGATTCTCTTTCCATAATCAGGCCACTACAAACACAACAGGAGTTTTATCAGGACGCAAATGCCCCATACATAATTGACTCAACATACATTTCCTGGCACCTTGCCTTTTATCATAACTACACCCATTGCATCCACATACAGAGACCTTAGCCTGTAGAGACTTATTTCCATATAGAGTCAATGGAGCTCCCCCAACTTTCAACCATTTATAATCATTCTTGTCCATAATCATTTATTTATAAAGTGTGAGCATAATCGGATCCCAATAGACCTATTACATCCCCAAATAGGGCAATATACCATAAAGTTATTTTCCGGACCAGCACGCTTACAAGCGCGGCAATCACATTTGATTTTTGTCTGTATCTTCTTTACCATGACATTTCTTACTTCTTAATAAGGTTAGTTTAGTAATGATGGCTCTTGAGGTTGTTATTGTGCCTGCATCAGAACGATGAAGTAATGTGCTTTTCTTTATCCCTACTTCATCCTCATCCAAATAATCAAAAACAGCACTCAATGAACCAAAATCATAGCCTTTCTTTCGAAAGATTAAATACACATATATGATTTTCATAATTCAAATAGTTCCATATGTTACTTATTTGGAACTATGCGATGAATCTTCTTACGAATTTTATTGCATCTACGTATCAAGTCACGGGCTGGAGAACAGGGAGATGTACGCTTCTCTATTTCTCTGGAGCATTGACATAACAGTCGATCAATTGCTCGTATATCCGTTTTGCATAATTCCGGCATAATATCAATCCATGTTTTTTTCTTTCATTAGGCGTTTAGTCTCCTTACGATAATAATCAATCATCGCCTTATACTCAAAATCAGATATTTTGTTTATCTGGTTCTTCATAGACTCCAACATGAGTACAACAGACTCACCATACTTGGATATTAATCCACGTCGATACCCCTGTAAATTACCTTCGTCAAATCGATTACATGAACGACATTGAGCATTACAGTTCTTCTCATTGAACCGTGTAGCCATATGTTTTCTATTGATGTAATGTCCACAATCCGCTTGTTCATATGGAAGTAGTCTATTACATGATATACAGATGAAAGTACCATCTTTTCTCATATCACGCACTCGAATAAACTTGCTAAACACTATGTCCAGCTTAACCATGAGGCTATTTTTACTTGGTTTTGCCTTTTGTAACATTGGATTGGAGTATTTTGGAATATTGTTCTTCACTACGAAAACGGATAGCATGCCGATACCATACCCCATTTTGGGCCTTATATGTACAGTCTGAATAATCAATGTCAGCCACTTTGGAGATTATAGCATCAGAGGAACCGGGATCCCAGAATATAGATAAATGACCTATAAGAGGTGTTTCTTCTATATGTTCGCTCTCTTGACAGAAAAACATATTGGGATTCTCTTTTGAAAAAGAGATAATCAGTTTATTGTCGGTAGCCTCAACCGAAACATAATTGCTTCCATTGGGAATGTTGAAAGATTGTTTACTCATGGTCTAATATTTTTTTGAATCATAATATTTTTGATTAGCGATGTACTCTTTTACTACATCTTCTTGAGAGGCACGACAACCTAGACTGTCGTGTATGTACTGATACTTCTCTGCACTCATGCCGGATAATACATCATCATTGTACTCTATTCTCCCGGCATAGATGCAGCCTGCTATTGTCACTACTGCTACAACTATTGTTAGCAAGTGCTTGCTGATCCTATTCATACGCGAGTGTAATTTTGGGGTATGGCATAACGCAATACATCAGAACCTTTACATTCCCATCGGCCATTCTTTTTATTGGTGGTCTTTACGAAAGCAATCTTCTTTTCAGCGGCCAATCGTTCAAGCCTTCTTCTGCCACCGACCAAAGCCGAGGACTGGTTTTTACTGAACGTTACATTTTCAGCAGCCATCATAATTTCTTGTAATCTATCCATATCCTTTTCCTCCTCCTAAAGAAGAAAAGCTCTATCCTTTCACTATCCTATTGTGGCTGTTAGATAGTTACTCAAATAGAGCTTTGTCCAATGTCTTTTTTCGGTAACAGCCACGAAACCTTTAATTAGTGTCGTAAAACATTCACAGATCATTGGATAATTGAAAAGGACTGCCTATCTTTGTAACCGACTAAAGAACAATGATAGGATTAGGGACGCTTCTCTAACAGCCCTTTTTGTATCCGTTCGTTTTATTGTGAACTGAATTACAAATGCAAAGATTCAATGAATATTTTGAATAAACAAATTATTTATTGAAAATATTCATTGAATAAACTTTTATTAACTAACTGGATATGAAAAATATTATTTCAAGAAGCATAAAATCTTTTGATAAACATCAAAGGCAAATGAAAGATGTATTAGGCGGAAATGAAACTAAAATGCTTCAAGACGCCATTGACTCTAAAAGAGAATTGAATAAACAAGATAGAATGGAAGAGCTTGAATCGCTTAATAAAAATCTCATAAAGCAACTCAAATATGAAAATAGAAATAGTAATATTAGAGCAATAATATGTGGAGCATTAGGGTGTATTATCGGTGGTATTTTCATGTACTATTTCCCAGATATTCTCAAGTGGATATGCAGATCATGATTCTAGTTAGTGTTCCAGCAATGCATCCTAATACTATTAGGATTAGTTGAAGCATTATCATTATCCCTTTAAAACGTGGATCATAATTACTCATAACTTGTAATTTTTGAGGTAAATAAACTAATTCGATACAAATATAATGAATATATTCAATGAATAGAGTAATAGACAGATTAATTTTATTTCAGCAATCCGTTAAAGAAACTATAGGCGGACAAAATAAATTTGAGGCTTATACTGGAATATCAACAGGATATATAAGTAACATGAATAAAAATAGTGGAGGAATATCTTCTGATGTAATGCTTAAATTAAAAGATAAATTCCCCGACTTAAATCTTAATTGGCTCATTACTGGCGAAGGCGAAATGCTAAAATCCGAAGCCTCAACAAAAACTGTACAAGAAGAAGGTACACCTCTACTGCCTGTGGAGGCGTGGGGTGGTTCTCTTACTGGTTCTTCATTATCCATACTTGCCGAACAATGTAAACGATACAATGTCCCTATCAGTAACATAGACTACTTGATACCCATAGCTGGAGACAGTATGATGCCCAATTATTGCCCTGGCGATGTAGTTGCAATCAAGAAGATAAACGAAAGAGCCTTTATCGAATGGGGTAAAGTATATGTGTTAGATACCTGTAATGGGGTAGTCATAAAGGAGGTGCAACCAAGTGAGAAAGAAGGGTACATTACTTGCGTTTCACATAATATGCCAGAGAAGTATAGACCCTTTGAAATAAATCTCTCACCGGAAGATTTTTATGGAATGTATGCGGTGAAAGGGACGGTTAGATTGTCATAATTAAAAATAAAATAATGAAGAAGTTACTACTAGGATTAGTATCACTATTTTGTTCTTTCTATGCATCTGCACAGAACGAAATTCTAACCAATCAGGCTATTATCGATATGCTTGAATTGGGTTTTACAGAAGATATTATTGTTACTAAAATAAGCACATCAAAATGTGACTTTAATACGGAAATAGACGCTCTTAAATCATTAAAAGAAAAAGGAGTTAACAGCAACATTATTGTATCTATGATAAAGGCTGCAAAGTCTATTCAAGAAAATGAAGAATATGCAAATGATGCCGTGTCGGGCATTTTTATAAAAGAAGGGGAGAAAATGGTCCGCATACACCCTACGATTTTTTCTGGAACAAAAACAAATACTCTAGGGTCAGCTCTATCATATGGTATAGCCGATGCAAAAATCAAATCAACTATGTTAGGTACAACATCAAATAATATTGTAAATACAACTTTGCCTGAATTCTACTTCCTTTTTGAACGAAATAGGAATAACATTTCTCTATCAGATTGGTGGTTCTCTGTTGCGACATCTCCGAATCAATTTGCATTAGTAAAGTTAGAGACTAAAGGTAAACGAAGAGAACTTGAGACAGGTAAAGTTAATATTTATGCTGGAACATCAGTAGGTGTAAATGAAGAGAATATTATAAAGTTCCGCATAACGGAAATCAATGATTATGAATACAAAGTAGTCCCGGAATCACCTCTTAAACCCGGTGGTGAATATTGTTTCTTTTATCAAGGAAGCATACCGCAAGGCGGATACAATAACCAGGCCGTTTTTGATTTCTCAATTTCAAAAACCTGTAAACGCTCAAATGCGTATCCTGTGGGAAGCTATGTATTTGTTTTTATCGAGAACAAAATAAAGAAATGTCTAATCAAAGATGTCAATGTTGAAAATGGAGAAATTTATTATACAGGGGAAACTAGTACATTCAAAAAAGCCAAATGGAGAGAATCTAGTTGCAGTCTTGATAAGGAGGAATTAAAGGCTACTATTTTAGGACAAATAGATGATGTGCAATGCCGAGTTATTAAGAAATACAATAATGGTATGACAATATGCATTTCCAAGGAGTTGACTCCCGATCAGATTAAAAAGGCCAAAGACGCTTTTTCCTTAAAAGGCAAAATCATGTTCAATCTGGAAGGAGCCGAGGGAAAAGGAGAAGCTTATGCCGGGATAGACGATGGATTTATCATCATCTATAAAAGTAATGAGTTTATAAAGTTGTGATAACAGTTTATCAATAATCAATAATATGGAATACAGTTGTTATACAGGTAAAGAAGTAGAAATCACACTCAAAAATGGAGAAATAATCAAGGGAAAATGCCTTGGTACTGAAGGTTATCAAAATTCTTTTTTCCAGTCCTCGGAAAGAAATAAATTATATTTTAATATATCAATCGAAAAAGAGTGTAGAAAAATAGAGATTGATGAAATCCAAAAAATAAAGACTATTCAAAATGTTATAAATATGGATTTATAAATATGAATTAAAAAAAGTATGAACTAACATAATTATTAACCAAAGACACTGTAACAGCTGTCTCTTATACACATCTGAC